CTAGGGATGTGGTCCCAATAAGGACTACATCGCAGCCTCGATCTAAATATCTTACGGTCATGCCTGACCATGATACTTAGATTTCCTAACTCGCCATAAAGAAACGAGACGTATAACCCAAAAGGGTTAAATATGAGACGTTTCCCCAATCGACCAGGAGCATGGATGCTCCCCTCAAGGATACGGATAGACGATGGCTTTCGCTCCCAACTATAAAATAGGAAGGACTGATTGCGATCGAATTTCTTAGTAGCCAAGAGAGAGGATGGAACGCGAATACCAGCATCATAGGATGAATCAAAGGGCACTAGATTTCGGAATCTAGCACTCAGATGAGACATCAAATAATGTATTGTATTCCTAAGAGGAATACCAGTATAAGCAGACCATTCGTTTAGTTGATTGATGGCAACCACGAAGTCATGCGGATTGTCGAGTTTTCGAATGAAGACAGGACGAACAGGCTGGCCATCAAACCAGTCTGCCCCACATGATTCACGGAACCGACCTTCAGAGAAGGTCTTCTTAGGGTTTGTAGAAAAACCAAAAAGTGTCAAGGTGGAGACAACGCGTCGAAACAAATTTGAATCGACAACGAGGTCATCGCCAAAAACACTAAAGGGTAATTCTGTTCCACGGCCAAAAACCGTGTAACAAGCCTTAAGAATAGCAGCGAACAATATGGTTTGCAATGGAAACGTAAAACCGTTACCCATTGTAGAGATCATAAAGAGTGGCACGCTTTTTCCATTAATTTCGGTAGTACGAGAACGTATAAGCAGAAGTAGTTCAAAGAACCACTTGGGCAATACGAGCTCGCAAAATCGAAGAGAGATGGAATCAGAAGCAGAAGAGAGATCGATCGTTGAATAACGACCGGTCCGACTTCCCTCACATGCCAGTCGGCGATTTATATCGGGCTGAAGTTTCAAATCTATTGAAAAATAGCTTTTGAGACGACCTTCCAATATAGATGCGAGACCCAGCTGATAAAACATATTAAGAGCTGGTTCAACGCATATCATCCGACTCGCTGCAGCAGTTTTAGGAACGAAGCTGCACCTACTACCGCTGACTATTGCGGGAGATCCCAATCTCTCGTAGCGTTGGCATTCCGCATCGGAGAGGAATGGAATCCATTCACAATATTCCCTGTATTTTTGATACAGGTATTCAGATGTGACAGCTAACGTCGAAGCAAAGTACTTCGTATAAAGCGAAGTTCCTTCGCTGCCAACGTTGACACCCGGACCGGGCCTTCCAGAGCCGAGAAGCTCAAAGAGGGAACCGACCAGTTGTTCTCCACCAGGATGGAAGAAATTATCAAGCTCTCTTCGGATTTCTCCGAGGAGGACAAGATCAACTTCCCATAATGGTAAGAACTGCCACTCTCTACACCTACTGTTTGCAGATGTAAAGGAGCTAAGGGCGGAAGCATCGGCCTCTCTCGTATCGCGAGGTATCCATTTACGGATAACCGAGTGAAGAAGATAGGACGAAGCGAAACGCTTATAGCTCGTGTCTGGAGAGGGTGTGTATTCAAAAACAGAATCCACACCAAATACAGACAAGTCTGAATAAACGGCGCCATAAAGAGCGTTAGGGTGACTACCCATAAGGCCTCCTGACATTTGTACCTAATGAGGATGTAGATCATTGCTGAGCTACATGAGCCCCACAAGCCGCTGCAATCGCCATGGCGATAGCTGCTGCTGTCTTACCAAAGACACCAGCATTCGACAGAGCAAGAGCAGTAGCGAAGATAGCTGAATGATGCTGCCGAAACCAGGATGTCATGTTATATGACACCGGTAACGGTAGTATCACCAATTGAAGCGGAAATCTGATTAAGACCTCCGATCAAGAGGGACAGCATAGCTCGGACATTAGCAGCGTCCGCAGAGTCGGCACCGGCCGGAATGTCCAGGGTGACAGTTGCAATAGCAACTTGAGCAGCCTGGCCAGTAAGGACGGTGACGCCTTTACGAACGATGATTTTGTACGAGTTCCTCGGTACATTTGGCAGGAGACCAGTCACTGCATTCACACCCGGCAGAGCGCGTAAAACGCCTGGTCGGGATAGAGTGATAGTGAATGGGCGAGACGGCGATGAAGCCGTATCGACTCCGGTTTGCGTCCCACCGATTCCAGAAACGGCATATTGCTTACCAGTATTGGTAGGCGCAGTGTCGGCTGCAATCGTATACGTGGGAGTAGTAAAACCGGTTTGGGCCCCACCCGTAACAGGTGTGGTGAGTGTGAAGGACATAATATCCTCGGGTTGACTACGTTAAAAGAAAGGAACTAAAGGATTAGCCCGCTGTAAGAAAACCGCAGCCATGTTAAAGTAAGCATACTTACTCGTTGGGATACTAAATTGTACCTCAGGAATAAGAGTTGCTTGGTTAACAATGTTACGGGTAATTACTTTGCGGAATACTTTAGCGCGACCGCCGCCGAACGAATTGTTATTGACAATAAGCCGGTAACCATTAGGAGGAGAGGGGGGAACAACATTGACATTATCTGTCTCTGCTGTAGCCTCATCTCTAGTCGAAATGGAAGACCAGGCAATTTTGCCATAGCAAAACGTAGCAGCTTTGATTATATCACCAATATTGATGAAATAATCAGCCATCCAAGAGTAAGGTAACAAATCCCAGGCAGTAGGAAGCCAGAACTCCGGCGTAAGCTGGAGACTAGCTGCCCTACTGATCTGACCGTTTGTTGCCCCAGACTTGACTGCGCCCTTGATCTTAACAGTAAATCGGTAAGTCGTCCGATAAGACTGTTTAAGCCTTCCAGGATGGAACACAAGAGGTAAATCATTACTTCCCGTGTCCCCTTCATAGGGAACCGAAGCAGATGCATGGACCGGTACAATTGGAAATCGGAATCTACCGATGTCCGCAATATACTGGGCTATATCATCAGCCAGAGGTTGCCAACCGAAGTGGAACTCAAGGTACGTATCCGATAAAACTTTCTTCAGAGATGGTCGGTCTCTCCTATACTTATGGCGTGCTTTCGTTAACGCGCCAAAGTAGGAGAGGATAGACTTCCGAAGAGAGTCAAGCGGATGGCGAATACCATTCAAAGTCTCTTTGTACTCACCAAAGTCTTGCCCGGCCTCAAAGGTCGAGGTAACTTTGTTGCATTCATCGAGAAATTTCATGATACAGCGGTTTGTGACTTGGGTAACAGTACTCGCCGGGACATGAGGTCCAAGCGGGATAGGCAGAACACATGGGTGACCATAATATTCGCCTTTGTGTCGGATAGACTGAGGAGAGAACGTACTAGATCTAAACTCGTAGTCGTACTCAGAATGAACATACGGTCGGGGATCGTCAGAACAATCTACACCAGATAAAACTGTTGTAGCGTTCTGGGCGTTCCTGACTTGTTCCTTCCAGTGCGGATTCTTCGAGCCGTTTGAAGTACACAATTGCGTAAAATACGTAATTGGGTTGCTAGCAAACTTCTGATCTTGGTCCTGGACACCATCAGTGAAATGTTGATAAGTCTCATTTCGTTGATGTGAAAAGGACTTAAATCTAGATTTAGAGTAGGGTTCTCCCAAAGTAATATCCTCTGTTACTGTAGACGCCTGGAGGTGCAAGTTGCGAACTTGTACACAGGAGTAAGACAAGAGAAGCATCAGTCGATGACGCATATTGGTATATGCCCATCACTGGTCCCGACCTAACCTCTCAAGAGAGTAGATATTAACTACTCCAATGAGTATGGTCTTTCGACCACGCCTAAAGAGGCAGGAAGATAGGGAAGCACCGAAAGGTGCT